TACAGGTCGGCCAGCTCGCCCGCGAGGCGCGCGACCCGGGCCTCGAGGGCCTGGACGCGCCGGGCCAGGTCGTCCACAGTGGGGTCACAGGTGAGGGCGGCCACGGAGGCGCTAACTTTTGTTTGCACGTATCACTCTCCTTGCGGTTTGGGTGATTCACCCCCGTGAATCACATAGGGCCTGCTCTACTCTAAGTCCTTGATTTTGTTGAGGGTCACTGACCCAACCCACCCTAGGGTCGTATGAAATACCCTAGGTGGGTGGGTCGGTGAACCCTCTAGCCCGAGGTGACTCACCCCTCGAGCCCTTCGACCGATCCAGCCTCGGGTCGGCGGCGGTACCCGTCCACGACCCGTTCGACCGACCCCTCGGAGACCAGCCGCGCCAACCGTCTATGGACGGTGCTTTGCGAAATGCCCGTCGCCTCTTCGATGGCCCGCTGAGAGATGGCGCCCACGAAGGGAACGGCCGTCAGCACCTCATCCATCGTCCGGTCGACGGACTGCGGGGGCCGGGCCTCCTGGTTCTCCGAGGGGACATACAGCCCGTCCCGGTACTCGATCCGCATACGGCCCTCTTCCCCGAACCGGCCGGCCCAGTAGATGAGCCTCGTGCCCTCGGTCTCTTTCCGAACGAGGATGCCCGAGTCGACTGCCCCGTCCACGGCGCTCGAGCCGCGGCCCGAGAGGAACGGGTCGGTCGACTTGCTCGTGTCAGCCTGCCGGTTCGAGTGGCGCCCGTACACGACCGCCGCCCCAAGGGCCAAGATCGCATCGAACGGGGCCAGGACGTCGTGGATGATGCCGGCCTTGTTCTCGTCCTCGCCCCGGACGCCGGCCAGCCCGAAGAGGGTGTCGATGAGCACGACCCTGACGCGGCGGCGCCGGACGATCTCGGTCAGGTCTCGGACCACGTCGGACCAGCGGCGCCCGATCAAGAGGCCGCGGCGGATGATGCGGACGCGCTCGAGGCGCTGGTCGTCGGCCATGAGCCCGGCCCGAGCCAGCGTCTCCTTCAGGCTGAGCCCGTCCTGCTCTGAGACCCACAGGACCGAGGCCTCGGGCACGTCTTTCCCCAGGAACGGCTCCCCGAACGCCAGCGACCGGACCAGCGTGCCCAGCAGCGTCGACTTGCCGGCCTTGGGTGTCCCGACAACCTGTGTCTGGCTGGCCTCGGCAATCAGGCCGGGCACGAGCCAAGCCGTGTCATCGTCGACTGACGACCCGAAGGTGGCCGGGTCCACGTCCAGCTCGAAGAGGGGGACCCGTTCCTGCGGGCCATCCCCGTCCGCGACGAGCCCCAAGACCTTCCCCTCGGGCTTCCGCCTATCATAGGCCGACTGGACCAGCCCCTCGACGTCACGGCTCGTCCAAGGCCTCGAGGGGTCACTGAGCGGGAGCCGGTCGGCGACAGACTGGACCAAGGCCTGCCCAATGTCTTCCTCGAGGCTCCCAGCAGCCCACCATGCCAGACGACACAGCGTATCGTGTTGTGAGCCGGGCAGAATCGAGGCCGGGTCGGCCAGGACTGAAGCGATCCAGGGCTCACGCGAGGATGCCTCTGTTTCGCTCTGAGAGCCCGCAGGAGGCGATGAGGGGCCGGATGGCTCCCCAGGGGCAGGGCTATTGCTGAGAACGCTCGCAGCGCTCGAGAACAGCCACGGAGGCATGACGATGAGGGGGCCGTCCTCCAGAACGTAATAGGGGTCGCCGCTTGGGTGGACGGACGGGGGCGCCACGACGATGCCACGGTCGCCCAGCCGGTCGACGCCGGGCATGTCGGTCTTGCCTTTGGGGCAGGCCAGGCCGTCCGGGAGGCGGCAGTAAATATGCCAGCCCCCACCTCCTGACTGAACGACATGCAGCGGCCCGTCGCCCAGCCTCTCCCGGACCGCCCGAATGTCGCCGCCGTTCCGCGGGTCGACGTCGATGACGACGAGGCCAGAGGGCCGGCCCGTGACTATCCCGACCCCGTACTCGGAGCCCTCGGCCCACCACACCGCGGCCTCGGCCTCCGTGAGCCGGGACTTGCCGGCCAGGTACGGGGCCAGAGTGAAGCCGGCCGGCGGCCCCTTCGTCCCTCGGGCCAGCGGCACAGGCGACCAGCCCCGCCGCAGGTACTCTAGGGCGTGCTCGAGGGCGGTCACGACGTGGCCGATTCCCCGTGAGCCGAGGCCTCGGGCGCATCACAGGTGCCGGCCAGAATCTCTCGCACCATGTCGAGACTTAGGCTCAGCTCGAGCGCCGCGTCTGACAGGGCCGGCGGATTGTCGTCGTACATGGCGACGTAGCCCAGGACCATCTCGCTTGCCCGCATTGCCTTGCCCAGGTGAATCGCCAGGGCGTAGGCGGCTGACACGGGCAGCGTGTAGGCATCGACCCGGCTCCGGTTGTGGCGGGTCAGGCCGGGCGGCAGGATCAGGAGGGGCGAGTCAGGCATGCTCGGACTGTACGTGAGCCGGTGTCAGATTGCAAGCACTGGCTTGCTTACCTCGCGCGCCCGCCTTCGGCTTCGTGAGCCGAGAGGCCCCTACTTCCGGCGAGGCTTCGGCGGGCCAGCCTCGTGCCCAGCCACCTTGGTCAGGACGCGCTCGAGCAGCCCCTCGAGGCGGTCAAGGCGGTCGCCGTCAGACAGTCGCGTGACGACGGCCCCCTTGAACCGGCCTTTCGGGTCTACCTCGTCCATCTTGACCCGGATGGCCTCCTCGACAAACTCCTGGATCGTGAGCCGGTTTGTCGCTGAGTAGGCTCGGACGCGAGCCATTAGGTCGTCGGGCAGTCTGGTCGAAAGCATCGGTCGTGCTGCCATGGTTCCTCCGTGAGCCATAGTGCCAGCGCGGGCTGGCCTGTGTCAAGAATCTGACGGTTCAGTATCGTAGACCACGACGGCATGTCGTGAGCAGGCGCGGACCTCCAAACCCTCGGGCAGGCTCGTAGCGACACAGCCACATGGAAATTCCGCTCGCGGGCCCGACGCAGCAGTCGAGGGGCCGGCGCGTGTGACGTTAGGTGACATGGATTCTACCTCCGGGGTAGCATGATGCGTGCCCATGCCTACACTGCTCGGCCGGCCGTGAGCCGCCGCGAGGCCGTCATTGCCACGGCAGGCTCGGTGTGCTCGGTAGTCCAGTTGAGCCCCGGCGTCTCGTCGGCCACGCGGGCCCCTCGGTGGAGCGCCTGGTGTAGGCTTCCTGCCTGAACCTCGATTGTCGCCTCCTGGACAATCGCTCTGGTCACAAGGACTTCGTATCGGGCCATGGGTCGTGAGCCTCCTCGGGTTGTGGGGATAGAGCCGTGCGAGACCCGGCCGGGAGGAATGGCCGGGCCCCGCCCGCCGCTATCCGGCGCGGCGTTCCGTGACGTGTTAAAGCATGGTGACCCCCTTTCGTACTTGGGAAGGCATCGTGCGCGGCTCTCATCCTAAGAGCCGTGCTCGACGACGTCCGATCAGAGGCGCATCGGCATGATGAGGAAGGTCGCGGTCTGGCCGGTGTCCGGATTTGTCGCCTCGATCTTGACGGGCGCGAGTCCGTCTTTGTCGTAGATCAAGAGCTTGATGCCATGGCTCCGTCCATTGGTCATGCCCGCTGCCAGCTTCGCACACTCGGCCAGGTAGAGCCCGTTGATATGTACGGTGGCGAGCGGTTCCCCGCCCGGAAACACCGGGTCCGAATCGGGATACTGCCCTTCGATCACCGCCGCTTCAACGGGCGTCTGCGTCTCCAGGTCCGTGGCGATCGCCCGGAACGTGCCGCGCTGGGCTGCCTCCGTGTCGACCAGAGCGTTTTCCAGGATTGGCAGACGCCGGCTTCGCCCAGGCCTCGGCAGCGCCTTTTCCAACGCCTTCGCTGCCGTCGCAGGCACCGTCACCGCAGGCATCGAGCCGTTGGCAGTGATTCCCACGTTGGGAAACTCGGCTGGGTTGCCTGTCGGCACCGTCACGCGAGCCAGCCGGTACCCGTCCGTCGCCTCGGTGTAGTCTTTCGTGACGCGAACGCCTTGCAGGCTGTGCCGCGTCTCATCTTTCGACGCCAGCGCCACAATCGACAGGTTGTGTCTGTTCAAAAGCATTTCTGCCTCCCTCGGTGCGGGTTAAGTAGGGCGCACCGCTCGGCCGTCCCCCGAAGAGAACGGCCGGCGCTGCGGCCTAGTAGAGCGGTGCGGCGTCTTTCTTTTCGAGCGCGGCCCTCGTGTCGTAGATCGTCCCGGTACGCTCGACCAGGCGTCCATATGCATCGCGCGCCGTCATACCAAGGAAGTCATCCCCGATGGGCGGGCGTCGGAGGCCGCCACTATCATCCTCTCGCTGGAACAGGCGCCAGGCCCGCCCGTTCACGGCGCTGCCCTCTTGCAGCACGAGCTTGCCAGTGTACGGAATTCCACACTTCTCCAGCGCCTTCGCGTGCGCCTCGAAGGCGCGCCGCACGTCTTTCACTGTGATTCGTTCGGCCATGTCACTCTCCCTGCGCGGGCTTGCTTGCCTCGCGCTCATAGATGTAGACGACCGGGCCGCTCTCCGGCACGACCGCGACGCGCCTCGTCTTGGTGCCCACGAAAAGCGCCCGCACGATTCGCGTCGCTTCCGCCAGACTCGGCACGGAGACTCGGCATGCCTCGGTTTCGACGTGGTACGTCATCCCAGCACCTTCGCCGCCACGTCCAGCGATCCCGGCACGAGCAGGTTTGCCAGCCCAGCCAACACGCCGAGCGCCCCGCACACGACGGCAATAGCCAAATCGTAGTCCCGTTGTGCCTTCGTCTCGCGCTGGACACGACGGACCAGGCGCGAATTGCCTCCGGCTGTTCCAAGTGCGTGCAACATTTTGAACCTCCCTGCGGCTGGTTGCCGCGTCTGCCAGCTTGTCAGCATCTTGCATGCCAGAGCCAGCCCTAGCAAACATGCGGAGCGTCGTCAAGTAAGTGTGTCAAATGCGCGCCGGACCGGCACACATGCGGCACACTCGGGCCCAGGTGCTAAGGCATTGCGGACGCGCGTCCTTCCGCCTGTGTCTACCCGCGCTCGCCACAAGGCGACCTATCGCGCTACTCCGAAGGGTGCCGAGTCTCGGCGCCGCGAGAGAGGGAACGCGCTGCGTGTCTCTCCCTCGGGCCGCATCATGGCCGGCGCCGCTTACGCCTGCCTCTCGCCCGAGGAGTGGCAGTCTCTCTATCGTGGTCAGGGCGGGCGCTGTGTGCTGTGTGATGCGCCGCTGCGGAATAGGTACGCCACGGCCAGCACGGGAAAACAGGCCGCCTGCGATCATTCCCACCATTTGTGCCGCGACCTGATGAAGGAAGGGCTCGAGGCTCGAGAGGCCGTGCGACGCTCGATGCGTGGGCTTATCTGCGCCTATCCGTGCAACGCTCGAATCCTTCCGTTTCTCCGTGACTGCCCAAACCTGGCCCGAGTGGCCGGCGAGTACCTAGACGCAGGGCCGGTTGACCTTGCCTCGCTCGCTTCCTGACACCGAGGCATCTATCCTCGCCACGCTGCGCGAGACGCAGCCGGAGCGCGAGCGCCTGCTAGTCGGGTATCAGTCGATACGAGACTGGCTGGCCAGCATCGGCCTTCCGCGTGGCCGGGACACGGTGGCGCGATGGCGGCAGCTCATGGCAGCGCCTATCAGCTACGGCGGGTCCGGCCGGAAGCGCGACACCGCACCGACTACGACCACACACGCGCTACTTGCCTGGCTGCTGGGTTCCCCTCGGGCTTGGCCGGTCCGACGACGTCTCACGATAGGTGCTAACTTAAGTAGGCAGGGCCGTAGGCGCGTAGCCTCGCGTCGCGCGCCGGCTCAGGCCGATCGGTCAAGACAGGCAGGAGCACCGGATAACCTATCCGGTGAAGCCTCAATGATTCCAGATGTTTACGGCGTCGCTGTAGCCGTGGCTGTAGCTGCCCAGGCCTCGAATAGGGCAGCCGGCGAGATAGCCTCGGGCCGGAAGGTGGACGCCTGACCCTCCGTGCGGCTACGCTGCCTGCCGAATCCTGAACGATTCCGCGGGCTTGCGCCGGACCCCGGGGGAGGAGCTGCCCCGACCCCGCGCCCGCGCAGGCACGTACAGGTACGCTAGGCGCCCAAAACAGCGTTTTTGGATTTCAGGCGTCCCTCTATCGTCCATCCATGCATGGGCAAACATTGATGTGGGCGACGATTCTGCATGACTCCAGGCACGACACAGTCCTGGCCGTCTACGACGAGCAGACCGACTCGAGCGATGGGGCGTGGATCGACTGTTCTAGGTTCGAGTCGGCGTCCGTCGTCCTCACGGTCTCAGGCGAAGGTACTGTCCTCACGTTTGCTGCAAACGATCCCTCGTGCCCCAGGACGCGGGCGTACAGGTCGGGATTCCTCTCGCCTTCGACGTGCCCGCAGCTCGGTATTTCGGACCTGACCCCGTCGGCCGCACTCTCCCCCGCTGGCTTCGCTTCTCGTTCGTCAACGTTGAGGGGGCTCAAATCACGATACTTCTGCACGGCCGCAAGAGGTAAGGGCCCCGCGCGTCCATCTCCTTGTGGGAGCCCCCTCCTCGAGGCGCGCGAGACGTCGCGCACCAAGTGCCACGGAGACGGCCGCCCTCGTGCCACACGACTCCCCGATCCTGGGTCGGCCGAGGGCGCCGTCGCTCCTGTGGGAGACCGGATTGCCTCCCTATCCGACCCGATCGACCTGCTCCTGGTCGACGCCCGAGACGCGCAGTCGACATGGCGCATTCTCAGGCCTCTCGCCGACCGGGCCATCGAGCTTTTGCGCGCTGAGCTGGAGGAGGCGGCACGAGAAAAGTCCCTAGACCTGGCCGAGGCCCAGAAGCTCCTGACCACCATCTCTACGTGCTCCAAGTCCTTCGCCTCGAGCGCTGCCATGATCGTCCAGTCGTTCGAGCGGCTCGTCGAGCTACAGCGCACGCTGGGCGGCGCCGGCCGCGACCTGAACAAGCTGTCCGAGTCCGACCTACGCAAGATTGTCCTGGGCGTTGCCCGGACCCTCGAGCCCTCGCGTCCTATCGACGTCACCCCAAACTGAGGAGAATTGATGTTTCGTTTCTTGAATGTGCTGCCCCTCGTGACCCAGATCGTCGACTCGATCTTCCCGTTCTTCGTGGGCCGCCGGACCGCTATTGCCGTGGCCGGACAGGCCATCGTGACGGCGACGCGGGCGTTCGGCGTCGAAGTGCCGGGCGAAGTCGACCAGGCGCTCGCTATCGCCGCGACGGCTACGGCTGCCGCGCACCTGGCCCGATAATGCCGAGCGAGAATGACTATGCCCGGAAGGGCTTCATCCCCCTCGGGCCGGCGAACCGGAAAAAGCCTACCGTCGGCAAGGCCTCGAGGGCGCTGCATCGCGGCGGCCGAGACCTGTCCGACTTGACCGGCGACCCGGCCGACCAGGACTTCATGCCCGAGAAGTCCGAGGCGCAGAAGCGCCTGAAGAAGCGGTTTGGAGGGTTCTAACCTACTCGAGGCCGCCCAGGCCGCGCGCATTCTCGAGGCGCGGCGCGAAACGGACGCTCTGGCCTACTTTCGGCCAACCGAGAAGCAGCGGGCTTTCCTCGAGTCCGACCGGACACAGGCCTACTCGTTCGGGGCGAACCGGACAGGAAAGTCGATGGTCCTGGCCGCCCAGATCGCCTCGATGCTCCGGTTCGGTCGACTGAACCCGCTGGACATCTACTCGGGCCGCCTAGAGCCCACGTACAAGCCCACGCGCGTCTGGCTCGTGGGCCTGTCGCACGGGCTGATGGAGCAGACGATTCAGCCTTACCTGTTCGACAACGGGCTCGGGGCAGGCATCGAGGCGTTCATCCCCGAGTCCGAGATCGAGCACTTCGACAAGAAGAAGCAGGTCTTGATCCTGAAGAACGGCTCGGTCTTGGCGCACATCTCGTGCGACGCGGGCCGCGAGAAGGCCCAGGGCGGCGCCCTAGACTTGATCGCCTACGATGAGTGCCCGCCCCTGGCCGTCTTCCGTGAGGGCGCGGCCCGTCTCTCGGGCGGCCAGAAGCGGCTGTTCATCCGCATGGCCGCGACGCTCCTGCCGCCGCCCGGCATGACCGTGTCGACGAACTGGCTCTTCGACCAGGTCATCAAGCCCAGCCAGCGGGGCGAGCTGCCCGACGTGGACATGTTCACGGCCTCGATGGTCGACAACCCACACTTGTCTAGGGAGGCGATCGAGCAGCTTCGCGCCATCTATCCGCCTACCTCAGTCGACTATCAGGTTCGCATCGAGGGGAAGCTAGTCCCTCGGGCCTTCGCGGCGACTCCCCTGTACCACGCCTTCAACGCGCGCATCCACGTCGACCCGAACATTGCCCGAGAGGCCGACCGGAACAGGCCGCTCCTCTTCGCCTTCGACGTCAACGTCCGGCCCATGACGGCCGTCATCTGCCAAGAAGCCCCGGACGGGACAATTCTCGTACGAGACGAGATCTTCCTGAACTACGAGTCCGGGGCGACTCTCCCCCAGCTCATGCAAGCGTTCCGTCGTAAGTACCCGACGCACGCCGCGCCGCTCCGAATCTATGGAGACGCTACCAGCTCAGCCCGGAACGCCCAGACGAGCCGGACCGACTACGACACGATCCTGAACGAGCTGGTCGGGTATCCGGCTCCGGTCGAGACCTATGTCCCCTCGAGCAACCCGTTTGTCCACGACCGCGTCGCAGCGGTGAACGTCGCTCTGCTCGGGCCGGGCGGCCTCGTCTCTCTGCGCGTCGCCAAGCACTGCACGCACGTAATTCGCGACCTGGAGGAGGTCCAGTCCGACGGGAAGGGCGGAATCCTCAAGACGAAGAACATGGATGACCCGGCCTACTTCCTGACACACGTCTCGGACGGGCTGGGCTACCTGGTCTGGCAAATCCGGCCAGTCCGGCTTGATGACCGGAAGCTGCGACGGGGGCAGGCCAAGCCTGTCCTCCGCGCGCCGGACTACTCGTTCGGCCGGCACGAGGCCTCTGGCAAGTCCATTCGGATAGGGCGAGACCGTATCTCGTTCGGTGGGGTTTCTTGGTGACGGGTATTCCGCGCACCTTCCACCGCGTTTGGCTCGGCGGCCCGATGCCTGAGGAGTTCCGGGCGTTCGGCGCCTCGTGGCTCGAGCACAATCCGGGCTGGACGATGCAGGAGTGGTCGGAGACCGACCTGGAAGGATGGATTCAGAACCGGGCGCTGTGGGACGCGGCCCCTGCCCTCATGCCCTCGCGCCTCGTCCACAGGTTCCGGTCGAACCTGGCCCGCCTCGAAGTGCTGCACCGGCACGGAGGTGTCTACGTCGACACCGACTTCGAGGCCCTTGGTCCCCTCGAGCCTCATCTGCGCGGCCTGAGCTTCTTCGGAGTCGAGGAGAAAGAGGGCTTGCTGGCAAGCGGCGTTATCGGGTCAGTGCCCGGCCACCCGCTCTTGAAGCATGCCATAGACGATATGCCGGCTTCGGTGACTGACAGGCCAGGGCAGCCCTCGTGGAAGTCGAACGGCCAACTGCACTTGCAGCGAACAGCCCAGAAGTACGGTGGGCTCGAGCTGCTTCCGACTCGCCTGTTCTACCCATACCACCACAGCGAGTTCTCCCGCTCAGGTCAGCGGCCGGCCGAGACCGGGGACGCAGTCGCACACCACGTCTGGGCCTCTCGACGGAAGTCGGTTTCAGTCATCGTGCCGTGGCGCGACCCAGACCCGGACCGGCTACGGGCTTGGGAGTGGGTGTCCGGTCGTCTGGCCGAGCACCCGGACTGGCAGATCGTACGGGTCTCTGATGGGCTGGACGGGCCGTTCTCGAGGGCACGAGCAATCGTTAACGGTGTGCGCGAGAGCTTCGGAGACGTCATCGTCGTTTCAGACTCAGACGTCTGGTGCGACGCGCTGCCTACGGCTATCGAGGCGGTGCGTAGCGGGGCCAAGTGGGCCGTCCCTCACGGCAAAGTCCACCGCCTGACGGCCAAGGCGACGCAGAGGGTTCTGGCTGGTGAGACCTTTGACGACATCTTGAGTGCAACATCTTCGCACACCGAGCGTCCCTATTTCGGGCGGCCGTGCGGCGGCCTCGTCGTACTCCCTCGGGCCACGTTTGAGCGCGTGCCTCCTGACCCGCAGTTTGTCGGGTGGGGCGGCGAAGATGATGCGTGGGCGCCAGCCCTCGACACCCTCGTGGGCCGGGCGGTCCGATTCTCGCTGCCCCTCGTTCACCTGTGGCACCCACCCCAGCAGAGGGTGAGCCGGTCTGTGGGCAGCGCCGAGTCCTTGAAGCTCGTCCAGCAGTATCGGAAGGCCCGAGGGAACCCTAGGCGTATGGCGAAGCTTGTCGATGCGGCGAAGGCCAGCATCAAGGAACTGGAGGGCGCCGGTGCCTAATCTCCAAGACCACGAGGTGCCGGGTATCGTCGACCAGCTCCGGTCTCTCTCACACGAGGCCCGCCAGCAGCGGGCGAACCGGAACCGGGACGCCTGGCGTATCGTCAACGGGGAGCTGGACTTCTCGAAGAAGCAGGACGGCCAGTCGTGCCTGGTCATTCCGGACCTGGCCCGCGGCCTCGAGCAAGTCAAGGCGCGCATCGAGCGCGAGCTGACCAACTCGAATGCCTGGTTTACCATCGAGCCGTTCGAGGACGTGCCCGAAGAACTGATGGATGCTGAGACACTGCACAAGCTGGTCCTGCACCGGCTCAGGCATCTCTGGTCGCCGGGCTATCTCATCTCGGGCGCTCGGACCGTCGAGTCGGTCATCGCTGATGGCATCGGCCTCGGCCTCGTTGAGGGTGAAATCACCATCAAGGTCGCTCCGATCACGACGACTCGGCCGGTCATCAAGACGGTCGTCCGGCGCGCGCCCAGCGAAGGCTCGGCCCCCTCGTACGCGCTTCCGCAGATCGAGATCGAGCGCCGCGACGTGACTCAGGTTCTCCTGGACATTCAGGCCATCCCCTTCGAGGACGCTTTCCCCGATCCCTCGGGCGCAAACGCCTGGTTTGTCCACGAGACGACGGCGAAAGTCTCAGACCTACGCGCCAACCCGGACTATGACCAGGCCGCTCTGGATCGGCTTGATGGCAAAGTCGCCAACCGAGACCAGGAGTCGTCGAAGCAGGCTCGAGACGGGTCAGATGCGCCGGTCTCTGTGGCCCGCGGCACCGTCCGGCTGCGCGAGTTCTGGGGTGACCTGATCGACAAGGACGGGTCAGTCCGAGCGACAAATGTCCTGTGTACCGTGGCCGACGGCGAACTGCTCCGGTCGCCTGTGCCAAACCCGCTCTTGCACGGCGCTATCCCGATCGTTCGGGGCGTGCTCCGCTCGAATCCGCTTTCGCAAGTCGCGCCGGCCTTCATCGACTTGGCCATAGATCCGTACCTGGCCGAGAACGAGCTGTACAACCTGATGCTAGACGCGGCCAAGGCGTCGGTCTGGGGCGTCCGGCAAATCCGGCCGGACATGCTTGAGAACGAGGCCGAGCTGTCTGGTGGAATCACCTCGGGCTCATCGTGGCGCCTCAAGCGAGATGCCGGCGCCGGCCAATTCATCGAGCGAGTCGACGAGCCCGGCCAGATCAATGACGCTGCGGTCATGTTGAACAAGCTGGGCCAGTCGCGCGAAGTCGCCCTGGCTACGCCCGACTTGCAGCTCGGCCAGCTCCCGGACCGCGAGGTCTTGGCGACCGAGATCATCTCGACGGCTGAGGGCTCGGGCACCCTGTTCGACGCGATCACCGGCCGCCTCGAGGACCAGGTCATCGAGCCCGTCGTCCGTCTGTCTCTCTTCGCCCTGTGGCAGTACCTCGAGGACTTCACAGATCCTGGGATTGTCCGGCTCATCGGGCCGGAGCGTGCCGAATTGCTTGGCAGCTTGACCGCCGAGGAGCGCTTCGAGCTGATCGCCCAGCCCGCCGCCATCCGAGTCACGGGCCTGCGCGAGATGACGGGCCGCGTGCGCGAACTTCGGAAGCTGACGACCGGCATCCAGCTCATCTCGCAGAATCCGGCCTTGGCGCAAGTGTTCGATCAAGAGTTCTCCATGTCGCGCATGCTCGGCTTCATGTTCCGCCAGCTCGGCGTAGACGTGGCCGAGATCAAGAAGCGACCGGGCGAAGAGCCCGAGCTGGACCCGACTCTGCTGAACGCACAGGCCGGCGGCGGGGGAAATCCTGACGTCGAGGCCGAGAGCCAGTCCGTCAATCCGGGCAACCTCGAGGGCGAGAACGGCCAGATAGTTTGAGTGATCTTAGGGCAGTTTAGCCCAGGAGGATAACATGCCAACCGCCAGAAAAGCAGGCCGCCGCGCGCTGCGCCAGGCCCTTCGAGCCGGCGCCGAGGACACGTCGGCCAAGGACACGTTCCAGGGCGCTCGAGACGAGGGCCTGTCCCGCGTCCAGGCGCTCCGAGCTGTGGGCCGTACCCAGGGGGCCGGCGCTCAGGCCGACACGCTTCGAGCCGACCGAGGCAACGCACGGAAGCTAGGCCTGGGCCTCGGGCTCTCTCGTAGTCAGCGAGGGACACTACGCAATGCGGGGCGTGAGGGGAATGCCCAGGCCGGTTTCGATGTTATCAGTTCCCTGAACAAGCGGAAGCAGGGCCGCCTTCAGCGCCTCTCCCAGCGCCAGGGTCGACGGGGCCAGGTTGCGAGCCAGCTTTTGGGCGGCACCGGCCTGGACAGGCTGACCGCCCTGAAGCCAGAAAACGAGTTCTAAGGTGCCGGGCTTGACCATCGTCCCGCCCGGCCTCTCCTCTGACCGTGCAGCCGAGGCTCGCCGAGTCAAGCGGCGCCGGAACAAGCAGGGCCAGGTCGTCTCGAGCCAGGACATTCCGTCCCTGCGCTCGGGCTTTCGGACGCCGCGGGCCGCGCGAGACAGGCGGTCCAGGTGAGCCTTATTCTGCGTCCGGACCAGGCGCGGCTGCTGGCTACGCCGGTCGGCGCGTTCGGCGCGAGCCTGCCCATGAACTTGAAGTGGCAGCGTTGGCTGAAAGTGAACGAGGAGCGGCTGACCGATGGGCAGCCCCAGACCGTCTTCGTGAAAGACGCCATAGAAAGGCTGTTCCGCTTCTATTCGACAGCCGGGAGAGTCATGCGACACAAGCCCACCTACAATTCTGACGGCTGGACGCCGGACGAGTGGAAGCCGGTCCAAGAGGTAGCCCGCGAGGGGCTGGGCTGGTTCACGACGAACCGGCCGAACCTCGAAGAGAATACGCCCTCGTGGCTGACGTTCCTGTATGAAGCGCTCGAGGGCTGCTTCCTGATGAACGTGCGCCTCGGGGATGAGTGCCACCGGGCGATTCACCAGGGGTTCATCCCTCTTCGCGTGACTCCGACTCGCGTCGGCACGTACATGCCTCAGTCCGGCCACGAGGTCGAGTGATCGAGCTTCCGCAGGCACGCCAGGCCCTCGAGACTATTGGCCCGCTCCTGGACCAGGCCGAGGAGTCGGTCATCTCTCGTGCTCTGCTGTCGCACCGTAACGGGACGCTGACACCAGAAGACTCGATGGCCTTGTGGGCGCGGCTGGCCGGCCTGCGGGAAGTGCCGAACCTGCTCCGCGACGTCGTCGCCTCGAGCGAACGCAGACTAGAAACCCAGATGCGAGCGGCCATCTCGGCCTGATTGAAATAGGAGACCCATGCCCGACGACATTCAAGCGCTGAACGATTCGCTGTCGGCCCAGCTTCATGAGCTGCGCGCCGGCCGCGTGCATGAGGCTGTGGCCGAGGAGCCGGCACCCGAGGCAGAGGCCGCGGCAGAGGCCGAGACCGAGGAACCTGAGGCCGAGGCCACCCAGGAGACTGAGGAGCCTGCCGAGGAGCAAGAGGCCGAGACGGCTGGCAAGCCCGCGCAGCCTCTGACCGTCAAGCTGTCTCTGGGAGGCCGTGAGGTCGAGGTGTCTGCTGAGGTGGCTGACCTGGTCCGACGCGACCAGGACACGCGAGCCGGAACGTACGGCTCGGACATTCAGCGGCTGCGTGAGCAGGTGGCTCGCCTCGAGGGGGCGCATGAGTCCCAGGCCCAGGAACCCGAGGAGGACGTCAATCCCCCAGATCCAGAGCTGCTCAACCCGGCCTCGGACAAGTTCGACCCGCGCGAGCACCAGCGACAGCTACTCGAGTATAACGAGGCCGTCGTAGTTGCAGCCTTGCAGGACCTGGAAGGGGGTCGACGTAAGGAAGCCGAGACAGCCTCAGAGAGCCAGTCCCGCCAGCAGGCATGGGCTCAGTACGTCGAGGGCTTCTATCGACACGCACCCGAGCTGGCCAAGGACCGGGACATCGTTACGGCTGTCTACAGGGCCTCGTTCGAAGACCTTCGAAGGCTGCCGTCTGACGCGGCGGTCTATGAGGAGCTGCGGCGCCGGTCGAACGAGCGCATCCAGTCCCTCGTGCAGGCTCGGGCTCAGGCCAAGCCGGCCCCGAAGGCCCCGGTCCTCTCCTCTCGACGCGCCGCGGCACCCGCCCCGGCCAAGGGGCCGGAGTCCGAGGACACGCTGACCGACCTGCTCCGGGAGCGGAGGGCGGCCGCCCTGTGACCCCGTTCGATCGCTCGTTCACCTTCATGGCCAAGTGGGAAGGCGGCTTTTCGGACCATCCGGCCGATCCGGGTGGCCGCACGTTCCGCGGCGTGACCGAGGAGACGTGGCGGGCCTGGCTCGCCCTCCGAGGCCGGCTCCGGCCCGAGGCCCCTCGGGACGTCAAGCTGGCAAGCCCGAACAAGATCAGGGCCCTGTACGTCCATCTATATTGGCAGCCCTCGCACGCCGATGGCCTGCCTCTTCCCGTGTGTATCACGCAATTTGACGCCGCCGTTCATTCGGGGCCGGGCCGAGCGGTCCGACTCCTCCAGCAGGCGGCCGGAGTCAAGCAAGATGGGCTGTACGGTCCTGTGACCCATCGCGCCGTCCTTGGCGTGGACCCGGTGACACTAGCCCGCGACTCGGTCCGGCATCGACGAGCGTTTCTGGAAGCCCTCGTGGCGACACGCCCTGCTCTTGGGACGTTCCGCCGAGGGTGGATGAACCGACTTGCCGACCTGGACGCCGTCATTGGCGAGCACGTCGCTTTCGAACATCTCACGAAAGTAGGTAGCTAACAATGGCTGCACCATTCGACTGGACTGCCGACGTTCCGTCTGGCGTCCTGAAGAACCACAGCCTCTCGAAGAAGATTCGTCGAGAGGCCATCGCGCGAACGGAGATTCTGCCGTTCGTCAAGACCGAGCCCGGCTTCGGCAAGGGCAAGGGCGAGACGCACACCATCACGCGCGTCTTGCAGCTCGACGAGCCGGCAGACGCTAGTCTCGTCGAGACCGATCCGATCCCCGAAGACGAGCTGACCATCAACAAGGTGGACATTACGGTCGAGGAGATCGGCCGTCAGGTTCCCTTCACCGACTTCGCCAAGCAGCTCTTGCACTTCGACCTCGAGAGCACCGTCCAGTCGGCCCTCGTGGACCAGCAGAAGCTCGTCCTCGACACGCTGGCGGCCGGGGCGTACAAGGCGACCCCGCTGAAGTACACGCCGCTGACGGCGAGCACAGGCGAGTTCGTCTCGGACGACTTCGACTCGGCCTCGGGCAGCCCGGTCCTCGAGTTTCACCTGGGCGAGATCCACCGTCGTCTGTACGACACACAGAAGGCGCCCAAGATCGGCTCGCACTACATCGGCATCTTCAACGGCGTGGCCATCGACGGCCTGCTGAACGACGAGTCGTTCCGCGAGCTGTTCAAGTACACTACGCCTGAAAAGGCGTACAAGAACGAGGTCGGCATGGTGCGGAGCATCCGCGTCATCGAGACCAACCACTCGGAGGCGCTGGGCGTCCTAGGTGACGGCGAGCTGGGCGAGGGCATCGTCTTTGGTGAGGATGCGGCGGTCATGGTGGAGGTGCTGGCTCCCGAGCTTCGCAAGAAGATTTCCAGCGAGTTCGGCCGCGACCCCTCGGTCGCCTGGGTCGGGATTCTGGGCTTCGGCCTCGTGTGGGACACGTTCGGCCTGACCCGCGTCGTGCATGTGGGTGAGGACACCGAGGCGTCCTAACGTAACCCGGAGTGGGGCAGCACGGACGCTCCCCCGCTCCTCTTTCCAAGGAGTTCTATGACCCCGAAGCTCAAGCCGGTCCACGTCAAGCGCGGGACCAAGATCGTCGAGTTCAACCCGATCCGCGAGTACACCGGCTTTGGCCGTCGCGGCCACGTCTTCAAACAGCAGGGCGGCAACTGGTTCACGGCCACGGGCCGGCACATCCCCGAGTCCGAGGTGCCGGAGAAGGTTCGAGATCTGTCCGCTCGAGCGGGCCTGAAGAAGAAGCACTCGGGCACCCGCGTGGCCGAGGAGTGTGGGCACTGTGGCGAGACGTTCTACGCCGACGAGCTGCGAGACCATCTGCTCGACGTGTGGAAGCAGACGACCGCGGCGCAGTCCCCCACGCCTGAGCTGTCGCAGCGCAGCCCCCTCGCCAGCCCCATCGCCTTCCCGGCCGACGCTGACGTGCCGCCCTCGGTCTCGGCCCTCGGGTAACTCGTGGCCTTCGAGACAGTCGACGAGCTGAGGGCGGATGTCCTGTGGCTGGCTGGTGAGCCCGGCGATGGCTCGTCCGATTTCCACGAGCGGGCCGTCGACTATCTAAACGCTGCCCTAGACGCGGTCATCTCGGGTGGGCCGCTGGGCGGCGCCGTGCTGCCAATCGTAGACTGGCTCTGGGCACGAAGGACCGGCTTCCTGACTATCCAGCCGGCCTTCGAGTCTCAGGCTCTCCTGGCCAAGGGCCTTGCGTTGGCCATCGGTGTGCCCGACACCAGCACTGTCGGGTACAGGCTGCGCTTTTCGAACCCGTCGGCCGGCCCGTTCTCCCCTCGTGTCCTTTCAATAACTGAGACCGGCTTCGTCATGGACTCGGCGTGGCCCGGCAGGCCGGACGGCTCTCTAGCCGCTGTCGTCTCCGACTACCGGGCGACAAAGGAATACTACTCGCTGCCGTCCGACCTGGTCCGGCTGGTCTCGAGGCCCGAGGACCGCTTCTCTCGAGCGTTCCTGGACGTGGGCACCGAGGCCGACCGAGACCCGGACTCGCCGCCTAGCCGGGCAGCCCTGGTGGACCAAACGACGTTGCAGATAGTCGGTTCTGCGCCCGAGGCCCGTGTCTATGAGTTCTGGTACACGGCCCAGCCCACGCCCCTTGCCGACGGCGGTTCTGACCCCGTCGTGCCCCTACGCCATCGCCGGCTCCTCTCGTACGGGGCGGCCTACCTGATTCTCCTGGATAAGAAGGACGACGCGAGCGCCACCGTCTATCAGCAGTTCGCCTCTCAGTGGGACGCGATGGAGCGCGACCAGCACCGGAACTTCCGCAACGCCTCGAGCCGCTACGGTCGCCTCGTGTCGAGTGCGCCCGGCGCCTGGCGTACGGGGATGCGCTGGTAAGTGGGCTACGTAGGCCGCACATTCGAGGTTCCGGCCGGCGAGCGCGGGCTTGAGACCGACGTCAGTGTCACCGAGCAGGACCCTCGCGCCCTGATTCAGGCCGAGGGAATAGACCAGTCCTCGGGATCGAATAGGCTCGAGGGGGGCGCTCGGCTTGTCGACTCGGGCGGGCTCGGAGCATCGGAGTCCTTGTCGGCCGACATTTCGGCGGTCGTTTCGTGGCGAGCCATCGGCGCCGCCTTCCACGGAGATGGCGATCCGGCCCATCTTCAGACGTTCTCGGAGAGCCGTGGCCCAGCCGAGCCACCCGAGTTTCTGGCACTTCTGGAGAACGCTCCCGGGGTATTCCTGTCGAACCCTATATGGACGGGCCTGATGCTGGAATACCCTGCCTCGGGTGACCCGTCGTCCGGGGTGCTCGTGGGCTCAATAGACGGGGGCGTGTTTGGCACGAGGGATCTGCCCGTTACGGCACAGGCCGACGCGGGAGAGCTGGTCGTCGTGGCAGTGACCGTGTCGGCACCATCCTCCGGGACGTTTCCGCCGGTCATAACAGATAGCCGAGGCAACGTGTACCAGATCGATGCCGGGGCCGGTCCAGTCAGCCTGCCTAACGGTCGGTGGCTGTCGTCTCTCATGTACTCCTCGGTCTTGGACACGACGTTGCAGATAGGAGACACGATTACCCTGACTCGGATGGACGTCCTCATGGCCGCGGCCGTCGTGGCCTATGAGAACGGAACCAACGGCACTGTCAGGATACATGCCTCCTCTGCGAGTTCGCCGGCTATTGGGCTTCGGCTGTTTGCCGACCTTCCTCCTCCGGGCCTGGCAGATCCCGTCGTGCCAGCGATCCGCGCGGTGACGATTGGCACCGGGCAAGGAGAGGCCCAGGTCATCAGCGTCCTGTCAGCGGACTACCAGTCACACCATGTTGACACGGCGCAATTCCCAGGAACCAAGGTGTCTGTCTACAGCCGGGCCGAGACGCGGTCGCTGACCGAGATACGCATACCTGTTTCTGGCGTCACGGCCGGATCTACTCTGCTGGTCGGCTTCCACCTGACCACCGACTCGGCCTCATCCGACCCGTCTGTGACCGACTCCGAAGAGAACGTGTATGAGCTGGTTGCAGACACGGGCCAAGCGCTGACGAGGAGTCTCCTGTTCGTCGCCCATGACGTCCAGGAGATTGTAGACGGCGAAGTGATCCTACGCACGCACTCAAATTGGGTGCTGGCCGGGAGAGTCACGGTCCTGGGCACGGTATCCGAGTTTGAGGACGTTGGTGCCCTCATCAACGCACAGACGACCAGCAGCTCGGCAGCACCGTCCTCGTTTGTGCCGGCCCCGCTGACTGTCACCGAGGATGGTTCGCTGGTCGTGTTGATCGGGCTGCACCGAGGGAGCGGGGCTACGAGCGTCACCCCTCGTGGAACTGCGACTATCCCGACGAACGGGGAACTGAACGAGCCCACACACCCGGCCGTCGGCACCCTGTCGGCCTGGATTCAGACGGACGTGGCGGCTACCCCGACACGCATCGTCGCCATCTTCGACTGGCACCCGGTCCCCGGCACGCAGAAGCTCGTGTCAGTCGCCGTTGAGGGGGACGCCTTCAAGTCGGATTCTCCGCTGACAGACGTTGACGCGGTCTCCCTCGGGCAGCTCTCTGAGGCCGAGACCGTCTACTTTGCCGCCGGAGGCAAAGAGGCCCTGGGTGAAGACCGCAAGCTGTTCTTCTTCAACGGAGTGGACATCCCGCACGTTCTGACAGCAGACGGGGCAACCATCGCGCCAATTTCGGACCCTCCCCTAGACTGGAACGAGAGCCACACCGGGAACCGACCCACGTTCGGAACGATCCACGCTAACCGGCTGTGGGCCTGGGGCGGGGGGGAACAGCCACACCAGATTTACGTCTCGTCTCTAGACGACCACGAGGACTTCACCACCGACCCCCTCTCGTTCACCGTCTTCTCGAACATCGGAGACAGGCTCGTCTCGGGCGCGGCCTTCTCCCAGCGCATCTTTCTGTTCAAGTGGCCTCGAGGCATCTTCGTCTTCGACACGGCCGACCCGGACGTGCGAAACTGGATTCCGGTTCCCATTTCGACCGCTCTGGGCTGCGCGCAAAGCCCGTACGCAGTCGTCACGACTGACACAGACGCCATCTTCCTGACGCCAGACGGCACTTTCCACAAGCTCTCGTCGGTCGACTCACTGACCGGCGTCCTCTCGTCGGACACGACGAGTGCCCTACGCATCCGCGAGGGCCTGCGCGACTTGATGAACCTTGATCGACTGCACCAGGTCCGCTCGTGCTGGTATCCACACCGACGGTGGGCCATGTTCGCCGTCCCGAGTGTCGGGTCCCAGGTGAACGACTTGCTCATCAAGTTCGACTTCTCGCGCGAGGACATCCGTTGCACCGTGTCTCGGCGCGACACAGTCGATGCCCTGACCTTGTGGCGGGATGCGAGCGGCCTGGACCGGCCTCTGATTGCCCAGGGAGATCTGATCTTCGAGCTGGACCGTCCCGAGCGGAACAAGGCCGGGCAGGCGTACGGTCTCCTGTACCAGACGCCACACCTGGACTTCGGGTCCGTCGAGGATGAGGCCGGGGCTGGTGGCCTACGCACCCGCCGGAAAGTGTTTGATGCCCTCGAGCTGATCCAGAAGCCCCGGCCTGGCGGCCAGGTGACGATCCAGACGTTCCTGGACCACGGGGAGGCTCCAAAGCAGACCCTCGTGTTCAGCACCGACTACGCTCGCCAGCGTCGCCGGCTCGTCGGAGACGGGAGGACGATTAGTCTACTCGTCTCGTCGGACTCAGACGCAGAGATCGAAGGGCACATGCTGAGCTTCCGTCCCTCGGACGAGGCTACGAGCCGCCCGCCCAGGTAACACATGCCTATCGGACACACACCGATCGAGCTGGCCGCGGCTGTAGGCAAGCGGCTCTCGCTGAACGGCGGGGAGCTGACCGGACCACTCCTCCTGCACGCCGACCCCGAGGTCGATTTGCAGGCTGTCACGAAGCAGTATGTCGACGGCCTGATCGACGACACGCTGGCCGAGCTAGACGACTACTTGCCGTTGGCCGGCGGGACTATGCTGGGCGACCTGATCCTAGACCACGACCCGGTCCAGGACCTGGAGGCGGCGACGAAGCAGTATGTCGACGACACCGTTGCGAACGTGCCCACAGGCGAGCCACAGGAGCGGCGTACGTACGGCTATCAGTCTACCGTCATCGGGAGCAGCATCATCGGGGTCCTCGGAGGCGTGATAATCTCTACGACCGGAACGGCCGGGAATGCGGCAGACGAGAACGGCAACTTCATCGCCCTGACGTGTGCGGCCTCCAACGGCGCTCGAGCGTTGTTCACTCAGGCCGGTACAGCCCTGGGGCAGTTTCGGTGGCGCCCACAGGCTACCTGGTTCGCCCGGACCCCGGCCAACCTAGCGAACATGCTGCTGTGGTACGGCTTGAACGTCCCGAGCAACGCAGCCGCGACCCCGCCAGGAGATGGCTCGTGCGGGTTTCGATTCGCCTCGAGCGTCGGGTCTACATGGTACGTCTATCACAATAGCACGGCCGTCGACACGGGCGTCGAAGTGACGACGGTCACGCCGTACATTCTTTCTCTGGACCACCGAGACCCGAGCCGAATCGACTTCTACATCAACGGGGATCTAGTCCACACGGCCACGACTGACCTTCCGACCGGCAGCGAGATATACCACCTCGAGGCACAGGTCGCCACGACTGAGGGCGTCCTAAAGACGGTGCTGCTGAGCAAGGCCGTCGTGACGATGGACTGAGAGGGAACAATGCAGGACCGACTCGAATTCATAAACAGCCATCTGTGTTTCGTCGGCGCGGCGGTCGCCGTAGGTGCCACTGCCGCCGCTGCCGCAGCCGCCCAGGCAGCCCAGGCCGCAAACGCCCCTGGTGCACCGGACATTGCCGTCCCGACGTTTGATAGGCGCGAGAACGAGCTGATCCGTCAGACTCGCTCGAGCCTAGATCAGGGACGGACACAGACTGAGCTGGGCTCTGGTCTCCTCTCGCGACTCGAGCCCGAGCTGCTTCGTGCCCTCGGGTTCGACGTGCAGACGAGCGGCGTCGATCCGGCCCAGCTTCAGGCGGCCCAGGACCGCGTCGCTTCTTTGCAGTCGGCCATCGGGGAGGCCGAGTCGACCAGGATCGGGGCCAAGGGCCGCAAGAGCAAGGGTGGAAGTCCCAAGGCTCGGAAGACGGCTCGGAAGGAGCGGAACAGGCTTCAGCAGGAGCTAGACCTGGCGCAGGCTGAGCTGGGGCGTCTCCAGTCGAATCCGATGCAAGTCACAGGGCTCTCGAGGGCACCGTCCGAGGCCGAGCTTCAGCAGGGACAGATCGAGACAGGGCTAGGCGACCGAGTCCTGACTGCCCTCGGGGGAGAGCTGGCCGCGAGTCCTGCCTTGACGAGAGAGTTCGAGGAGCAGGAGAAGGTTCTGCGTAGCAAGCTGGCCCGAGACTTCGGACCAGACTTTGAAAGCTCTACGGTAGGAGCCGCCAACCTCCAGAATTTCTATAGGGCAAGAGATGAGGCCTTCGAGAACGACCGGAGAAACACGCTGGCGCAGCTCGTCGGCCTACAGTCGGGCCTCTCGTCGGACATTCTGAATCGCACGCTGGCGCGGCAAGAGGGAGCGTCGGCCATCGGCCGCAACCGACTCACGAGCGGAGAAGCGTTCCAGAACCTCGGGCAGGCGTTCACGAACGCCCAGCAGCCCTTCCAGTCGCTCCGCGGCGCCAAGACGCAGCGAGACATTCAGCAGGCCCAGCTTGACCAGCAGGCCGAGGAGCAGCGGCAGGCCATGATTTCCGGGGCCATCCAGTCAGGCTCTCAGGCCCTCGGGGCCGGGGCCGGAGTAGCGGCCGGGGGATTCGGGGGCGCCGGCTCCTCGTCGGGCAACGTGGCGAACATCTTGAGCGATCCCCGGTTTACACCGGGCGGGCGCCTGTAAGGAGGCATGGTGGCACAGCCTAGCAATCTACTAGAGAGGCTGCCACCG